ACACCTATCCCTCTTGTGACTCGTCCGTCTTGCCGAGTGATTGGACTCTGTGTATTGTATCTATTAAAACGAGTAAACTCAGACCTAAACACACGGCCAATGAACCGTAACCCACCGGCTTCATTGGCACCGGAACCCACCATCCTATGAACTTTTTGCGCATAACATTTGTTATCATGATGCAACAACAAAGTATCGATAATGCAGACACGGAGTAGTGTTTGTTTTTATCGAATGGCACCGTTGGACTCCACGCGTCTTGACCTGGAAATATATTTATACCGAGTACATTCAATAGAGGTAGAATCAATGCTGGTAACATCTGTTATTTACATATATTTTATATTTAGTCCGAAACGCATTTTCATGAAGCGCATTGCGTCGCGCAGGTCTGGTTCACTCCATAAAAGCCACCTGGACCAAAATCCCGCAGTCTTCAAACCCGAGATTTCCCAATCCTCGAGTTTGCTCTTAGTCACTTTAGACATTCTTTCGTGTACCCTTTGTGGATCACTGAATTTACGAGTGTCTCCACCACCATGTCGTAATACATAGAGACGCATGCGCATGGGATTTTTGTGTATGGTATAGTCCGTGTATCCCTTGCCACCGAAGTCCACGTGGTCTCCATCCGGAAAGGTCACCCTGTACTTCTTTTCACGGATCGGACTTTTTCTGAGAATGACTCTCATTATTATTTACTTCCGAAAAAGTTTTGAAAAAAAAATAAATTTTTAAAAACTTTTTTCTTTCAAAAGAAAGTGAAAAAAATATTTTTTTTATTTTTAAAAAATTTTACTAGAAAACAAAAAATAAAAAAAATAAAAATTTCAAAACTTTTTTCTTTCAAAAGAAAGTGAAAAAAATAAAAATTTTTTTATTCGTTTTCGAGAAGACCGCCGAATAAATTTAGTATATCTGCGAAATAATCGAACGACGCACCCACAAAATTACCTTCATAGTTCCGTCTCAGTATGTTATTGGTATCGTACACGACGAAAAGTGCAAACAGAGGCACGACGAGTTCCGAGTATCTCTTACCGGAGAAGAGCCTCAACAAAATCAAACCCACGAGTGCGACGAACAAAACGGATCCGAGCGATCGAAGGTCGTATCCGAGGGTATACGTGATCACACCGAGCGTAAACATGGCGATGAAAATGGACACCGCATCGAGCAAGGCTTCCTTCGCGTTTTTCTTACCGCGCGTACCCAAGAACATACCGGCGACGGCAGACATGACCGTGAAAAGCATGAATCGCGTGATTATATTCTTCGTAAACGCAAACATGAGAAGCGCGATGAACCACGCGATCATGTATGTGAGCGCATTTTTGGCGAACGCTTCGCTCATCTTTGGATCATCTATGGTAGCCTTCGCAAAGCCGTATGTCACGAGTGACTGGAATATCAAGTTTGCGAAAACCTTGGATAGAAACATTCTATTAATATACACGCGTAAATTAATTTACTTTTTCAAGAGTGCGTAGTGATGGTACAAGTGGATGCCGTTGATGTACAAACCTATCGACAGTGGTATCAAGAGGGCTGGACGCTTTCTGTATACGGCTGGGAGCGCCATGATCACGGCGAGAAGAACCATCGAAAAGTAGATGACTGGCGGCGCGATCAAACCAGTCTGTGTCCGGGTGAGACCCATGAAGAAACGTTTGTCGAGCGTATCGACTTCTTCGGTTGGTTCTGGTGCGTAGTATTCTTTTCCTTTATAACCTGGCATTTATTATATATGGAGAAAATAATGAAATACCTCCTGATACCCATCGTATTCATCGCGTTTGATTACTTCAAGAACCCCATAGACCGCCTGTATTTTCATAAACCACTCAGACCACTCGTGGGTATAAGAAATACACTATTAGATATGTTGTTATATAAACCGTTCTATCATCCGAATGATTTCAACGACTTGTGGATTCTCAAGTTATATCACAGGGAAATACTCGATTCCGTGTATTCCGGTATGAAGAACGCTAAAAAGTATTACTTTCACGATGACGACAAGTGGTTCGATGAGACCGAAAAATATTACTATTATAAACTCGAGGATTTTCCACTCATAAAAAGTAGGATGGACAAGATTCCGTGCGTCGTGGGTGGTATGATAGCTGTGATGGAAGGTCCGATGCACATACCACCACATCGAGCGGAGCATAACTTATACTTGCGATACCATCTCACACTCGAAGGTACGAGCACACTCACGACTGAATACGAGACACACGAACATAAAGCCGGTGAACACATGATTTTCGATCATTCGAGGTATCATAAAGTTGAGAAGACCACGGATGATAGACGGATCGTTTTGATTCTAGATATTAAAAGATTCTAATCTAATAGGTGATGCCTACACACAGCTTCATATAATTCGGGACCACCCACGAGCTCCACTTCACCAGTGTCTACGATACGTTTCGTAAACGGACCAGACGTTCCATCCTTACACCTCATACACAACGCAGACAATTTCGTGACGTCGTCCGACATGGGTATACAATCTAATATTTCACCAAACTTTTCTTGTTTGTAATCGGCATCTAACCCCGCCACGATCACAGTCTTCTTGAGAAAGAGACACATGTGTATAAAATCCTTGAGTCTAGTAAAAAATTGCGCCTCATCTATGGCGACGACTTCCGAGGCACAAAAGTTCTCATCGAGAAGGGTGTCTGCGAGCTGATTCACTTTTATACAATTGAAGTCCACATCATCGTGTGTATGAATCACGTGATCATTTGATCTCGTGTCCTTCATTGAGTTTATGACTGAGATTCTTTTACCCATGACTTTGTATCTCTTAAGACGTCGAATTAACTCCGACGTCTTACCAGAAAACATATTCCCTATGATTATCTCGAGACTCATCTTAGTTCTTTTAGTATTTTTGTGTTTAAATAACTTCCTAAGTGATGCGCATCTCACACGCAATAAAAATTTCGGTATATAATTTATGACGAAGATCATCACAGCAAATTTTTTGTTATGGAAGTCCATGGATTTACAGACCAATTCGAGGACAAAGAGAGCTCGACGCAAAATGGTGACTTACAATTGCCCAATGTGTTTCGATAAATGTGAATACTATTGCCCCAAGACGGATTCATACAAGAAATGTAGACGCTGCGATGGATGTCGCATCAAATTGAATACGAGTGATTACGATTGGTTAGATTAAATTATGTGTAGTAATTAAGATGACCCTCACCGATCAGGAAATATCTAAGAAAGTTCGTGAACTGCGAAAAATCAAGGGTCCGGTATACGCACCTCTTAAATATTTCAGGGGGTTGAATACACTCAAGGATGTAGAAACTAGATACATGAAAATGAAAAAGAAAACGTACACGAAATTCTCTACCGATAAGGGCGTGAAAACCCGAACGTCTTCGTACACGAAACGATTCCACGAAAAGTACCCGAACGCGAAATCCCTCCCCGAAATTGCGAAAGCGACGAAGATACCATTGAAGACACTGAGAACCGTGTACGATCGAGGACTCGCTGCGTGGAGAACCGGGCACCGACCGGGCGCTTCTCCACAGGCGTGGGCGTATGCGAGAGTGCATAGTTTTGTGATGAAAGGAAAGACATATTACACCGCAGATAAGGATTTAGCCTCTCGTTTGGTTAGACCTGGCGCTATTTGATGTGGCTGGCCTCGCACTCGTAGTTCGAGTAACACTTTCGGGACTCTTGGTTTGCGTGATACTTTCCACTTTTCCATTACCTGAACGACTCTGGGTAACGGAATTGGGGCTTCTATTCGTTTTAGCTGCGGACGACCGATTACTCGCGGATATTTTTATTTGTTTGACTCGTGACCCGACACTACCTGTAGTAGATCTCAGTCTCTTACGCTGAGATACATTCGAATTGGGGCGGTTCATTCCAGCCGTATTGTTTCGACTTGGCGCAGCCTTACGAGCGGGTGTGGTTTTTTTCATTTTCTTGGCCACTGGTACATTTACATTTACATTTGGCGTCCTCTTTCTTTTGGCTCCCTGTGGCTTATTTTGAGGTGTGCGTTGTTTAACGGAGCCAGTCGGCTTCTGGTTTTGGGCATTCAATGGTTTTGATACTGACTTATTAGCGCCTTTGATATTGGTTCGTCCACTAGCTGGTCTAGTAACGCCCGTCTTGTTAGACGGAGATATAGATTTATTTTTAACGTATTTGTTTATAATCTGATTTGAAAATCCACATATTATAATATTAGATCTACCACTCAAGTAAGACTTATCAAATACTATTCGTGGGTTTGGTTCCCCTAATACATGTTTCTGTATAAACAGATACATAGTCGCCATCATAGCATCACCTGTTCCCACGGTGCAATTTATAGTTTTTTGTGCCGCCGCTACACTTAATATTTGTAGGAAATCACCACAGAATTTTGATATTTTAAGAAGCTTATCGTTTTCTTCTTGAGCCGTTTTTTTAGTTTTTCCCCCTTTTACAAATTCAGTACCTATTTTTAGGTCATACTTGCCATAGTCAGTCGAACTTGGTATTATTTCTATTATTTTTCCATCTAAATCAAATTTTGT